CCGGCATAAACGTCTATGTTTTCAAAGTTCCCAATGTTTATTTTTCTGTTTACACCACATACCAAAACTGGAGAAGTTGAAATATTAATACCCGGATTGGAATTGATCATTGAATCTAGTGGTGAATCCGTCGATTGCTCAAAGGCATTTTTGCTTATTTTAGGCATTTGTTTTTACTTTCATTCCTAGTGCTATTAGTGTATTTGAAGTTTGATCTTCCAGTGACATATTGTCTGTGTTTATAATTATATCTGCTATTTTTTTAACTTCCTCTATTCCGTTTTCCGAGGCGTGTTCTGATTGAATTGTTGTTGGAACATATCCATCTCTCTTGAGTAGTCTACTGTTTAGGGTTTCTTCGGAAGCATCAAAACATATTATTAATCCATTTGGTTGTTTTTTTATTGCCTCTGCTTCATTTAAATATCTAACGTCAGATATAATTATTGCCATTTTTGCATTGTCTATGTCTTCGCTTTCATTGCAAAATTGAGTATATAATTTATAGCTTTTAATTATAGCCCAATGCGCAAAGCAGTCTGGATAATTGTTTCTACATATATCCCCAGCTTCTTGAAGAAAAGTTCTTGGCTTTACACCTTCTGGCTCAATTGATAAGTTTTCAATTTCATAAACCATTTCTACAAATTTTTTATAGTCTGGCATGTTCCCAATTGCTGAGCCGCCATATAATTCGTAAAGAACTGAATGTAGTGCAAATAGTTTTCTAGATTTTTCATTTATACCCATTATATTTTTTTTAATAGAAGCCATTTCATATAATGGCAAAGCAAAAAACAAATGATCCCATCTATAACCAAACTTTACCGCATCCAAAGAACCCTTTGGAATAATTGATTCTGCTACAGATGTTTTACCACTACCAGCTTTTCCAGCCAAACCTATTATTATGGGTTGATTGTTTCTAAATTGTTCCATAGCTATAGATTATATCACATTTCTTTTTGTTTCTTTTCCAGTTGATCTAGAAAAGTATTTGCTAAATAATCTGGTTCCCAAACTAAATTTCTTGGAACCTGCATAAGTCTAAATCTATATTCAGATTTTATTTCTTCGATTGTCATCAACAAGGGAAATAAAGCCGGGCTTTTGCATTTCCAAACTCCGTTTACTTGATTAGCAACAACAGCTGAATCAGTGTATATAATTGGATCAATAAAATCAGAAAGAGCGCATATCAAAAGAGCGGCTATTACTGCTTCATATTCTGCTTCATTGTTTGTTCTAGACCCAAGACCCCTTGCAAACTGAGCAACTTTTTTTCTATTTTTATAGACTACTGTTGCGCAAGCCGCTTCGCCCTTCTTCTTTTGTCCTTGCCCCCTAGAAGCTCCATCGCAAAAAACCTCTATATTCATTAGTCTATTTTTACATCTACTAAAATATTTAATTCTTTTGCTCTTTTTTTTATATTATCTTCTTGACTTTTAGAGCTAGCCATATAAGTATTGATAAGCAGATATCTACTACCTTTATATTCAACTTGAGTTGGAAAATCTAATCCATCTTTTTTTTCTGAATAAAATTCATCTACTTTGTTTACGTTTTTATAGTGTCCAATAAACATAAGTTGTCCTTTAATAAGTTTTAAAATCTTCATCTAAGTAATAACCCTTAGATTCTCTGCTTGATGCTATCTGCATAGATTGAACTTTGTCCATTAATTTTCTAGCTGATTCTGATGCTATTCTAGCTGAGCTTTCTAATGATTCAGCCAAGTTTACAATCGCCTCGCATGTAATTAGTGCGGAATATTCTGCTTCCGCAGCCTCCATTGCTGCTGCTTCTCTTTCAGCTTCATTTTTTCCAACCCTAGAAGATTTATAAACTTTTTTATATTTTCCTTCTATTAATTTATAATTTGCTCTTGCCATTCCAGCAAATCTTGCTGATCTTCCATAAACGTTTGAGGTTCTTGCTACAAGAGAAGCTAATTTATCTAAGCCAAGATCAATAACATCTTCTTCTGGAATTTCTATAAAATAAGGATTATCTTTACTGTTATCTATATAGGAATTTATTACTTCTTGAATTTGTGGATTTAAAAAATCAGAAAGAAGATTTTGTAATTTTTCTATGTTTTGAAGATTCATTAAATTTCCTTTTTTATGTTCAACTCTTGTATAACTTCTTGCATGTCGTATTGTATTATAATGTCTCTTAGTTTTATTTTAATTTTAGATAAATGTTCTCTTACGGTATTTGGATGTTCATTTATTTTTTCAGAAATTTCACTGGATTTTTTTCCATCTACATATCTCCATTTTATCAGCTGTCTTTCCTGAACACTAAGTTGATCGAAAGGTGGAATAGTTTTTTCTCCAAGAACCCACATTTCATTTAATTCATCAGTAGCAATAAATTGCTCTAATGTATATTCAATCGGTTCTGGCCTAAATCCAGGTTGTTGATTGTCCTCTTCGTCATCGTATGAATCATCTGTAATTAATGGAAATGTTTTTCTTCCTAATTGATCTATTAAGAAAGTATCTACATTCTTTTTTAAAAGATAAAAAAAATAACTATATAAAAAACCACTAAATGGTATTGGTCCTTTAGCGGAATCTTTTTTTTCATATCTTTTTATGCATTGAAAGAATGTCATATTTATAGTTTGTCTTATATCTTCTTCGTCACCATATCTTTTAGCCATGTATTGTATGCCGGCTCATAACCTCTTGTACATGTTTGTAGTTTGGTTTATTTAATTTATTTTTCATTAAAGCAAATCTGACATAAGAGTTTTTAACGAATAAACTTATAAATCTTCTAATATCATAATCATCAAGATTATACCTGCCATGATAGAGTAATGACACGTATTTAGTTAAAAAATTATTAAATACTTTTAACAATTCTTCTTGAGCTTTTGAATCTTCTTTTTTTGCTTTTGCAATTAAATCTTGCATTTCTGATTCTGCAAGGTTATAGTACTGTTCTTTATAGGTGGCCATAAATTATTTTCCTTCCCAATTTAAAACCACTGAACTGTATTCAGTTCTTATGTCTTCATAATATATAACCATTGGAACTTCTAATTCTTCCATAAATTCAACAGCATCTTTTGAATATTTACTTATAATACATATAAGTTTTTCAAATTCTTTTGGATAATACCTTTTAAATCTTTTTAATTTAACTTTACTTTTTGTATCTAGATATCCTTTTATCTCAACCCATTCTCCGGTTTTATTAATAAAAAAATCTGGGGTATAACCTTTAGTTCCTCTTTTTATTGGAAAAGAAAATACCGTTGGTTCAAATTCAAATCTAATGCTATACCCATTAAGTATTCTTACAAAGTTCGCTTCCCAATTAGATCTTACATTAAGCTGTATGTCATTTCTAAAACCCGTTTTAGTATGCTTATATGCGTTGCCCTTGCTAGCAACTTTTTTATCATTATCTTTTGTCTCCAATAAGTTTTCTAATTTTGACTTAGAAAAGGTCGGATATTTTTTTGAAGATCTTGTAGAAAAAAATGTCTTCGAGTTGACAATCTCAGTTTTCATGTAGTAACCTCTATTTTGTTGATATCATAATATAAATCTTAAGAAACATTATACTTTATAAAAGATAAAAATACAAAAATATGTTGCAGAGGTTGCAACGGAAGGTGAGAAAAGATATAATGGAAACCATGACAACAAAAACAGAGCTGTTTAACAGCATTAAACAAGTAATAAACCACAATGTAATCGATAGCCTCCAAGAGGCTGGTTATGACAACACAATGGCAACCAAGCTGGTTACCCAGTTTGAGGGTCTCGAAGCCAATGATTTGGTTTTTGAATCAGATTCAAGCTTCTAATTAATATAATATTAAAAATTCCCCCGCAGAAATGCGGGGGTTTTTTTTATGCCCCAGCGGCCTTTTTGTTTCTAAATACACCCGTGCCACAAGCCCCGCTTTTTGCATGATCGCAGTAGCTACAGGCTCTAGAGTTTGATGTGGCTGCAAATGAATTGTCATTGATAATTTCATTTATAGAATTAATTATATCTTGTTTTATTCTTTCAAAATCTTCTTTGGTATAGGTATGACTCTTGTGTTTTCCAGATCTTAAATAATACAATTCAGCTGTTATTGTTTTATCTGGAAACAATTCTGAAGCAGCTATTGCATATAT